CCCAGCATCGGGGTTTGCGTTTCATCTGTGCCAGTGCGGCTGTCGATTGTGTAGCCGGTGAAGTTAAAACTGCCGTCAGGATTTTGGATGGGCGTGGAATCCAAAAAGATGTCCTTTTCTGCGCTATTAGGGAATCCTTCAATTTCACCTTCGCTGATTGCATAAACCGTCTTGGCAAATGCAACCGAAAACAGGTTGTTTGCTTCCTCAACAGACTGCCGCGTTGGTGCGACGACAGAAACGTTCTGAACGATCGTCTGCTGTGGCGCAGATGAGCCGCCGCCAGCACCACTGATTTCAGGCAGGTTGTTGAGGTCGTCCATCACAGCCAGTTTTGCAATTCAAGACCGAACGACAGCACCGGCAATGTACCGATGATGCGCTCACCGTAAAGCACCGGAACTACTTCGCCTTGCAGGGAATTTGCGTTTGATTTATCGAATGTGAACGACTTCAGTTGTTCTTCACGGCTGCGTCCTGCAGTGGGTCCACCACCGACACTGCCGCCGACGTTGGGCATCTTGGGAGTGGGGGTTAGCAGTTGCGCTACGCCGCCGAAGATCAGGGAAATACTGACGCCCGTGATCAAAGACACGGCAGTTGGACCCAGCCACGCTGCGGCACCAGGAATCAGAAAGGTAGCTGCAAGCAACGCCACACCTGCAACGATCCGCCCAACCGCACCACGACCAGCAGGAATCGGCGCCAGCACCATCCGCTTACTCATTGGCCATAGAAGCTGATCCTCCTCAAGTCCCATTGCGTGATCAGTTACCACGCGCCAGTTGATGCCCTTCTCGCCGCTTTCCAGTAGATACTTGCGCAGTTCTGGGATTTGTACGCACAATGCACGCAATGCTTCTGCTGGTGTCTTCACCGCAAGCTGGAACCGCCGCCCAAACTTCCTACCGACTTCACCGAGCAGCCTGATCGTCACCATCAGCTTGCCCTCCGAACTACCATGTAGGCATTCTCGCGGAAGTAATCGCTGTATGCCGTAAGACCAGACAAGCGATTAACCAAGTGCTGATACAGCATATTCGCGGCTGGGTCTTCCACCACTGCAACGTGGTTGCAGCAATCCTGATTGCGGATGCGGAACAGGATTACATCGCCGCGCTCCAGTGCCACCGTGGCTGGAATGCGCACAAAACCCTCGGCTGCGAAATTATCTTCAAAGTGCGTGAAGCCACGGGTCTGCCATTCACCTTCGTATTGCCTTGGGTAATCGCCCATGCTCACGCCCATCTGCTGTTGATACCAATCACGCACCGCCGAATAGCAGTCATAGACGCCATAGTTCCAAGGGCGCCCGATCAAACCAGCAGATTGCTGTGGGTCAAGCCAAAATGCTTCACTGCCGCCGCAATTCCACACGGCATAGGGCAGATTCAGTGCTTTGCAGGCTTGAACATCAGCAGGGCTGAGCCCGCTGTAATTGGCATGGCTGTGCCAGCAGGCTGCTGCATCTTCAAAGTAATCAGCCGTATCTTGGGCGCTAATTGTGAACTGATCTGGCACCGTGCTGGTGTTTTCGCATTCCACAACCGTGCCATCCACAAGAATGAACCCGCATGTTTCGCGTGGATATGTGCGTTCTGCATAGGTCCGCATGGCGAGGCGTTGCTCGACGGTAAGCGGATTTGACCACGTAGAAAGTGTCATCAGCCTTGCGAATCCACCAAGCCAGGAAAGCCACCAAACGGTAGGCGCGATGTAGCACCAAAACGCAACCTGCAGCTACTCAGTCGTTTGCCACAAGCGTCCTCAGCCAAAGTGGCCACAACCTGATCGCTTGCATCCCAGTAGGAGCTGCCGGTGTAGTGGCAGCCGATGTTGCTGCGATAAACCCACTGGCATTGCTCACGCAACAGGCGACGACCCGGCAAGCTCCGACCTTCCAAGTCGAAGGGCACTGTCAACTGGAACGTAACCGTCAGCTTGTTTTCATTCGTTTTCTGCTCAACGATCCACTCGTCCGGTCCCCAGTAGGCGTCAGGATCAGCGCCAGGTTCGCCATCGAGATAGGTGGTCAACGTGCGGATGCGCTGCACCGTGGCACCAACTAGATCCTCATAGGTGTTGGTCAAGCCGGTGATGGCAAGACCGACGTTGGCGAAGGTAATGCTGGGGCGTTCCAGTTGCCCGCTGGTGTTCAGCTCAAAGCCGTTTGCCTGCAGCGGCAATGCGGTATAGGTGTTGCCGTCATAGACAACATCGCTGCCGTTGGTTTGCGTCCAGTTGCAGAAACGATAGATCGCTTGATCGGTAGAGCCAGCAGGCAGCAGGACGGTAATGTCGAGCGTGAAGAGATCGACGACTTCTGGTAGCCGGTCTTTAATCGTTTCGGAAATGGGCGGTAGCTGCGTCATGCGTAGATCCGCTGCAGATCGAATGTGATCTGGTACAAGTCTTGCGAGATGAAGTTCAGTTCCCAGCCTTCACGTATTAGGTATTTCTTAGGGCTTTCGGTAATTGTTACTTTGACTGGAAGACTGTTCGGTATCGTCGCGCTGGTCAAAACACCGCTGGAAAGATTTGCGGTGTAATCCGTTGGGCGGACATAGCCTTCAAGATCCAGTGCGGACAAATTTGTGTACCCAAGCTTTGTAGTGCCAGCGATGAACTGCACTTGGAATGATTTTGTGCTATCCGGCGGCGACCACTCAATGGCAGTATCGGCGTAACGCTTTAGGTTGGCTTCAATTGAAAATGCCTCAAAGCCGCTCATCACAGGCGTGATGCAGTTCCAAGTTTCCTGCTCGGCGTTAAGACCGTCGCCGAGGATCTGGCTGTAGCCATCGCCAAAGGTGACGCGCTGGAACCGCTTACTGCGTGAGACGCGGCTATCAAACGTCAGTCCGAGGTCAGCGAACGTAAGAAAGCTCATCGCAGGATGCCTCCACTACGCTGCTGATCCACGAGCGTTGCTAACACAATACCGCGAACCTGTCCGGCAATCTGCTTTTGTGCTTGGGGGCTGAGGTTGTCGCCAGTGTTTTCGACGCTGATGTTGATCTGACCAACTTCGACCTTGTTGCCGCCCATTTGATCATTTGGAACGATGCTGCCTGAAGTGCCTGGGACGAATAGCTCGGGACCACGCTCACCAACGAGGTAAGGCGTACCGCCTCTTACTGGACCACCATTTGCTCTTGCTCCACCAATAGCAAGTCCAGGTATCGGTGTTGCGAGCGCACCAGTGCCAGTTAACGCATCACCGGCTGTAGCCAATGGGTCACCGCCAGCAAAGATTCTGGCAATACCAAGTGCGATATATTGAGCAATCGCAAGTGCAACGTAATCCAACAAGGCATTGGCAATGCGATTAAAGAAGTCTGCAATGGCTTCTTGTGCGCTCTTTGTTCCCGAAACAATATCCTTAAAACTTGTTGCAAATGAATCGCCAATGGCTGTGGCTGCTAACTGCACTTGATTGGCAGGCGCAAGGAGGCTGTTTAGCCCATCTTGCATTTCTTGCACCATTGCCGCAATAGACCCGCCACCAGAGACGCCAAATTTAATTTCGCTTAGCGCTTTTTTGAATAGCTTGTCAGCTTCTTCGGCTTGTTTTTTAAGGGCTTCGGTTTGAAGATCAATAAGTTCAAGCCGCTGGATTTCAGTGTTGAGTTGATTTAAGTTTGTTTGTTGCTCGGTATTTTTAAGCTCAGCAATTTGCTTAGCACGATCTTCAAAGTCAAATTGAATTTGCAGGCGCTTGCGTTCAATTTCGGAGGATTCAAACAACAAAAGAGCTTGACGGCTGAATTGGGTGCCGAGTTGATCGCCGATTTCGAGTGAACGCTGCAGTTCTTTCGCTAGGCGCTCAGCTTCGCGTTCGGCATCAGATTTGCCCTTTTTGCCGCCTCCACTTGTTCCAGGACCTAAAGGTGGCGGAGTAAATAGTTTTTGTGTTTGCTGGGCGCCAGTTTGTAATTGTTTTTGTGCTTCAATGTTTTGGTTTATCTTTTGCAAGATAATGCCTTGAAGCTGAACTGCGCGGCTGGCATTCGGGTCATTGGGACCGATGCTTTGAAGTAGCCGTTGATATTGTTGCAGAGCCTGCAGATTTTGCTCAATTCCCGCTTTGTTTTTTTGAGGA